TGCTGCCGCTCCGGCCGCAGCTGCTGTGTTTGCATCTTGGGACAACGAGGCGGATGCACTGACGGCACCCGCTCCGGCCGCTGATACTGTATTAGCGTCCTGGGTCAGGCCCGCACTTCCGGAAACCGCCGCCGCTCCAGCCGCCGTCACGGCGTCAGACTCCGACAGGCTGGCCGAACCGGCAACGGAAACGGTTCCGGCCGATGCGGCCGTGTTCGCGTCCTGGCTCATGCTTGCCGTAGCCGCGACGGCCGCCGCCCCATCCGCGACGATGGTTTGCGCGTCCTGCGTCACGCTGGCACTACCGGCAATCGCCACGGCACCAGCAGATGAAACCGAGTCCGATTCGCCGAGCGATGCGCTCGCGGCGACAGCCACCAAACCATTCGCCGTTTCCGTGTTGGCATCCTGCGTCAGCGTCGAGCTTGCGCTGATCGCTACGCTCGAATCCGCCGAAATCGTGTTCGCGTCCTGGCTTGCCGTCAGGGCGCCGGCAATCGCCGCCGATCCGTCAGTCGTGATCGTGTTCGCGTCTTGCGATACGGTGGCGCTGCCGGCAATCGCCACCGTGCCGTCTGCCGTCTCAGTGTTCGCGTCCTGGGATAGTGTGGAGCTTCCGGCAACCGCCACGGCAGCGGCAGCCGAGATCGAATTCGCATCTTGCGACAGTGTGGCGCTGGCGCTGCCTGCCGTTGTACCGGTCGCCGTCAGCGTGTTGGCGTCCTGCGAAATATCTACCGATGCCGAGCGCGCCGTTAGAACGACCTCCAGGGCCGAGAGCGGAGCAGAAGATAGTGGCGACAGGCCGAGCATGGCTTACGGCTTTGGAAACTGCGCCTTGACCGCGATACAGGCCTCGCAATACGCGGATACCTGGGCGTCGCCCTCGGCTTGCATAGCCGGATCGTTGGAATGAATCTTGACCATACCATCGAGGAATTCGCGGAAGTCCGGATAGGCGGCAGCGCGGAGGTCGCGGTAACTCGGAACCGGATCGGGATCAGCAGGCTCCGGCGTGTTGCCTTCGGCGAGCCATTGCTGGTAGGTCTGCCAGTCGCCGTTCAGTGGTTCGGCCGGAACGTGCGCCTTGTCGGCGAGGCGAAGGACGCCGTTGGCGGTGAGTTTGTAGGTCATAGTTCGGCGCTCGCTGTCCAGTGACCATACACTTCGCCAGCTTGCCCATTTGATCCGGCAAGAGACAGATAAGCGTACAGCTTTTGTTTGCTTGTGCGGCTCGTGGTTGGTACGGAGTCGGTACTCGAACCAGCAACCCACGCGCGCCACTCCCCGGAAACTCCGCTGCCGTAGGCTGTCGGGTACAAGACTAGAGTCGGGATGGATCGCTTTTCAACGTAGAACGATTGATATGCGTACGTGTAGTTGGCTCCGATGTTTGCGCCAACGGTCGTCCCCCTACCGTGTTCATAGGCAACAGAATTGGCAGGAGCCGTCCCATACTCAAAACTTTTTTCGTAATACCGCAGGCACCGCTGAAGCTCTTGCTCGAAGCTCATATGCTCGAACTGTGTTGCGACTGGCCCATCCTCAAGCTGCGCTTCTGCGAACTGGAAGTTCTTGGTCGTGATAGCCCCGCATTCAGCCTTGACCTCGATCTCTATGCCATTTGAGCAATCGCCCATCGAGACGTTTTCGAGCTTCAGCAGGGTTTCGGTCGCGGACGCGACGGAAGTCGCGCTGCCGGTTTGGATCACCGTCGTTGCGCTGAAAGTGTCTGCGGTGTTGGCCTTCCGAACCGTGACCGTGTAGTTGATGGCCGACCCGACATCGTGATAGACGCGGATCGAGAATGATGCCGTTTGATTCTTGAATCGCAGCGAGTTTCGCGCTTCAATGCGATGCCGGGTAAAGACGATGCCCGTGCCAGTCAGCGTCACTCCGGAGAGCTTGAGCGCGTACCCGGTGCGCCCGCAGTTGGCATTCGTGATCTGCGTTGCAGTCCCGGCGCTCACCGCCGTACCCGTGGCCCACGCCTGCCAGCGGTCGACCTTGCCGTAGCCGGCATTGGCCGCAGGCGCAGAGCTTCCTAGCGTCAAATCGTCGCGCTGCCCGACCATCATCCCGCCGTTGATGATGGCGTTCTTGGTGATGGCAACCGCTGCCTGCGCCGCCGGGAACGTGCAATACACGTTGCGCGTACCCGCCGCCCAACTCACGGCCGAGCCTGAATTGCTGCTCCCCAGGATCGTGGTGCGCGCCATGGTCCACGGCGTGCCCGAGGTCAGGGTTCCGATGCCGACCTCCCAATCCACGCCATCCTCGACGCAGTAATACACCGTGTCGCCAGTGGCGAAGGCCGACGAGAAGGCGCGGAAGCCGGTAGCGGCACCGGCCAGGCTGTACGTCCCTGTTCCGGTGGTAATCGAAGTCTCTTTGACCCGATCGGCGACTTTTGGCATGGGGCCGACCTATTAAGCGTTCAGCGCCGAGATCGAGAAAGTATTGACCGCAACGACTTGGTTCTGCGCGATCGATGTGTTGTCCAGCGTCATGTCGCCGCCGCCGCCGGTCACCGTCACGGTGCCCTGCATGTGGCAAGTCGTTGCCGAACTGTCGTAGATGCGCCAGTAGCCGGCCGCCGTGCCAGTGCTAGCGCCCGCCGCGCCGGTCCCCGACCAGGTGCCGCTCTTGGCCTTCGAGCCACTCGACGCCGCAGCCATCCAGTCGGACGGCAGGGTGATTTCGAGCAGCAGCGTACCGCTGGCCGCCGTCGCGCAATCCGCAGGCGCGGTGCCGGAATAGACGCGCAGCTTCGGCGAGGTGCCGATGTGGGATTCGATGGTGTCGAGCTGCGCATTGCGCAGGGTCGTGCCGTATTTCAGTGCCATGGTTCAACTCCTTGTGGTTACGATCTATCGTCCGCCGATCAAACAGAGCGATGTCCTTGCGGGGGCCGCGGCGCTGCCACGATCGGCGCGGTACGACGCATCGAGAATTGCTTGGTCAAACTGGTTTCTGGCGTCTTCGACAAGCTCAGTCGCGGTCCACGGCTTCTTCGGCATCGCGTAGAGCCTGGCCAGCGCTCCGGCCGCGATCTGCTCGCGATAGAGCACGTTGAATTCGTCGAGGAAGGTTGTTGCCGACAAGGTGGGGCGCAGAGCCAGGCGAACGCGGAGCCCGCCAGCCTCGGAAGGCACCTTGCGCAACCCGATTGAGCTTGCCGACACCACTACAGCCATGCTCGACGTGCCTTCCTCGGTGGCGTAGGACTGTGGCACCGATCCGGAATCCGGCGTGTCGATCGGGATGTCGTCAAGCTCCGCAGCCAGCAGCCACGCGATTTCAGTTTGGGCCGGGAGGTCCGAGACCGTGTAGTTGGCTGTGCCAGCAACAACGGTTATCTCGGCCGGCGAGAATCGATAGGCGCGCGACCGATTGCAGAAATCGACCACCGCATCGAGGATGGCGTCATCGACCATGAGCAACGGGCAGCCGAGCACATGCGGCTGCACCTTGGAACGCAGGGCGGTCAGCGCGGCCATGGCTTATGCGGCCTTCTGCGTCTCGCGGGCCGTCAGTTCAGCGAAAATCTTTTCCCGCAGCTTGTCGGCCGGGATGTTGTTGCTGAACGAAATGCCTTCCTGCCGCGCGAAGTCCATCAACTGCGGCTTTTCCAGGCTGGCCAGCAACTCGGTAAGCGAAGGCGGTGCGTTATCTTCCTCGTCGCCTTCAGTCTTCGATTGATCGTCGGCCGCTGGCTCGATGACTGCCTGAAGGATCTCGGTCGGAACCAGCGCCAGCTTTACCGTGCCCTCGTTCAGCGCGGCGTATTCCTCGGCGGTGGCCATGAAGGTAACCGGGGTGCGACCATCCTCGGACTGCTCGGCCTTCTTGCGCTCGGCCTCAACGTCGAGGCTGTGATTGGTCATCAGCGACAGCACTTCGCGCCGGATCTGCGCTTCATCCTTGCCATCGATCTGTACCACGCGGTTCAGTTCGCGACGGGCGAAGTGCACCAATTGCTCGACGCTCATGCCGTTGATATTGACGAATGCGGCAACGTCATGTTGCTTGTTCAGCGCTCGCCCCTTGCCCATGGTCAGGAAGGTGCCGCCATCGGCCGAGATCGGGGCGAGAGCGAAGGAATCCGTATGCACCAGCAGCGCCTTTGCCAGTTCGCCGCCGAAGTTATGGACCTGGCCTGGCATCCAGATGGCGCCTGTCTTGCAAACCGTGTCCTCCTGCTGGTCCTTCTTTCCGACGTAGCGGATCCCGACAATTGCGTTGGTGTTCATGTGGTGTGACTCCTGAAAAGAAGCGGGCGGACCCCGTAAAGAGCCCGCCCGTTGATGCCTGCGCTCCTGCTTACTGGACGCCCAGCGCTTCGCCTTCGACCTTGGCGTAGATCGTTCCGGTAGCGGCCTCGGTTGCAGCGCCAGTGCCAAACACGATGGTCAGCCACGAATCAACCTCGACCCGGTAGGGCGGGAAGATTTCGTAGGTCAGGGTTTCCGCGTTCTGGCCCCAGGCGCCATCTGCCTTGATCGCAGTGTCGGCGCCGGACGCAGCCGCGCTGCCATCGATCGGCGTAAAGCCAATCTTGGCGGTCAGCGACGGGCTGGCGTTGGTGTCGAGCTCGGTCGTCTTGGTGACGACGCGATGCACGTCCGTACCGGCCGGAACGCGGACCAGCTTCACGATGTCCGCGGCATCGATGTCGGCGTTCGTCACGGCGACGGAATCGAAGAACACGGAATTGTTGCCGCCATCGCTGGAAAAGGCGGGATTGCGGTTGGTGCTGGTAACAGTACCCATGATGATGGACTCCTATCTGAAGAGATTGCCCCCAGGAACTCTTATCCCGGGGGCTTGTTGCGATGGGCGGCTGATTAGGCCGACAGGCGAACGGCAACGTCGACAGCGATGACGCCGTGATCCGTGGGGATCTTGGCGCCGGTCGAGTCGGGCACGTTGAAGCGAACCTTCGTGGCACCTTCCACGCCGAAAACCGCAAACTCGGGCTCGCGCTCGAAGTTGTGCAGCTTTTCAGCCCAGGAATAATGCGTGCCGCTGGCCGCGTCCTTGCCGTAGGCGTTTGCCAGTGCTTGCGCACCAAGCACAACGCAACGCTCGACGCCGTAGCCAGCGGTCAGGCCGGAATTCACCTGCTGCGCGGTTTCGGTAGCCGTCGCGGCGTTCGCCGACGTGATGATCTTGGAGTAGTCGCTGGGAAGGAAGCGAATCGCCCGGCTGATCTTCTTCACCAAGATACCGTTCCACATGCCGACCTCGCCGCGGAACAGCGGGTGCTTGCTTCCGTAGGCGGCGCGGGTAATCGCGTTCTGCTGGAAGGCGCGCAGCGAGCCCTCAGTAAGCAGTTGCGAATACACGTTCGGCGGAACCAGCATCACCCACATGGGTTCATCGCCAGCCGCGGGATCGTCGGCGATCTTGACCGGCTGCAAGCTCAGGTCCAGGTTGTCGATGATGTTGCGGATCTGGTCGATGTGGGACAGCGTGAGATCGTCGGTCGAAGCGATCGAGCCGAGTTGCTGGCCGCCTTGCGTCAGGCTGGTGCCATTCACAACGTAATGGCGGTTGTAGGTCGGGGCCAGGATCGGGTTGACCATGATATCGGCGAAGTCCGCATCGCCACCGGATGAGGCGCCCGAGGCGAACTGCAGCGGGACCACCCAATCATTTCCGCTAACCTGTCCGCGAGCGCCAGCCAGATGGCAAAGCGTGCGCTGTTCAAAGTATCGAGCGGCCAGACCGACAGCCTGCGAGCGCGCCAGGCGGCGAAGGTCATGCACGGTACGCTGCTGCGACATGCGACCACCGGCATTCACCGGGAAAGTCCATTGATCGATTTTCACGTCCATGTTGCTGAAGGACATCGGCGTGCCGCGGCCTTCGGCATTGCGGTCGCCCATGATCGGCTTCGCGGTCGCGATGTCGATGCAATCCATGCGCGCCTGATCGCCGGCAGTCTTGGTCAGGTCCATGATTTCGACGATCGGCATGCCGGGGGCCGATTGCAGCTTGGACAGCTTGCCATCAACTTCGGACATGGTGGGCTTGGGGCCGACCATATTGCGGAACGTGCCGGCCGTCTTCTGAGTCTGCGCGAAGAGCGCGGCGCCGTATACGAGTGCGGCCTGATTCGAGCCGCTGGCTACATTGGTTTGGGACATTTGCCTTCTCCTAAAATGAAAAAACCCGCCAGAAGCGGGTTATCAGTGGGTTGAAAGGCCGGGGTTAGCGGAGGCGGTTCAACTTCGCCTCAATCTGTTCGGGAGTCATCGTCATAAATTCGGCAGTCAGTTGCGCCCCGGATTTCCCGAGCATCGCGGCTGCTTCGTCAGTGGCCGGCGCGGATCCGCCGGGGATGTCACCCAAAGAATGAGGCGCAGAAGCGCCGGATTTTTCCGCTGCGGCGAGTGCCGCGTCGGCCTTGGCTTTCAGTTGTGCGTCGGTAGGTGCTGCCGGCGATACGGCCAGCCCAGCAGGTAAGAGATTTCCGCCATACAGCGCCGCGATGCCTTGCGCAGCCCGGTTGATCATGGCGGCCGTATCGAGGCCAGCCAAATCGGGGTCGTTCTGCAATGCCTGGTAGGCATCCACCACCGTATTCCACCGTGAAGCGGCTTTCGGATCGGTTGCAATGGCAGCGCGAAGCACGGAAAGTTCCGGGTGCGCCGAAATGGCGGCCTCTTCGGAATCAATGCGTACTTGCTCGGCTGATTTCTCCTGCACTTCCTGTCCCGCCTTGATACCTTTCACGGTTCCCGTAAGCTGCTCGATCGCGGCCATTTGCGCGCGAATGACTTTCGCCACTCCCGGCAAGTCCTGATCAAGTTGCTCTAGGTCTTCCTCGGAAAGCGCCTCGGTGGCACTCTCTGCATCCGGCTTCTTCCCTGCCTGCAATTGCTTGACTTCTTCGGCAAGGGCGGCGGCCGTGGCTTCGGCTTGAATGGCGCGATTACGCTCGCGTTCCAATACCGAATAGGGGATGGTGTGCTTCCCGTCTTGCGCAAGAACTTCCTTCACCGGTTCGGCTGGTGACGCCGGCTCGGTCTTGGCTTCCGCTGCCTTGCCATCAGCGCCGGGCGTTGCGCTAGCTTCGGTCTCGCCCTTGTCTTCCGTCTTGGTGGCTGCGGTGGCGGCATCGTTGGCATTGCCGGCCAGGGCGTCGAGTTGATCGTCGCTCATGTTGGCCAGCAAGTCAGGGTTTGCCGCAAAGTTCGTGCTGCTATCGGGTGTTGCTGGTGCTGCTGCAGGGGTTTGCATCGCTGTTTCTCCGTCGCGGGTATTCGCCGCGGCCCGTGTCGCTGGGCTGCGCAGGAGGTTGTGGAAACGAAAAAGCCGCCCGAAGGCGGCCTGCTGGTGGAGGCCTTATCGCTGGCCGTGCGTTGAAATCGTTATTGCAGTCGGGCGCCGATGTTGCCGACGATCTCGGTCAGCGCCGCGACTTGCTCTGTCAGTTGCTGGATCACGGCGGCATCGATCGGGCCTGCCGCAGCGGCATTGGCCTGCGCCTGTGCGCGGGCTGCCTCGGCGTTGGTCTTGCCTACCTTGGCTTCCTTGTCGGCCAGATCCAGTTCGACGGCACGCTGCTGTAGAGCGGCGGCCTGCTCCTGCTCGGCCTGCGCTGCCTGCATTGCCTCGGCTTCCTCCGGCGTCTTTGGGGCTTCCTGATCGCCCAGGTTCAGCGCCTTGCGCAACCGCTTCACGATCTCACCGCGCTGCGGGTCGTCGCTGGCGGCCATCACAAAGTCGATGACCAGCGCCTGCAGGTTTTCCGGAAGGCTCCTGGTTAATTCGGTCAGCCGCAGGAAGCGCTGTTCGCGGTAGCTGGCAGTCCCGGGAACGTCGGAGAGCGCAACCTTGAGTCTGGCGCGCTGTACGTCGTTGGTCAGCAGCCCGCGTTCAT